ATTTGCCACAAGTCGCAGTGTACTATCCTTTGCAACCATTATTCATTGACTGACACGACTATTCTGACAATTCTATGTATTTGTCAATGTACCACTTAGCTTTTTTAATATCCTCTAAGCCATTCTTGTTATTATGTCTGTAAATGTACTTAAAGGCATTGCATAAGCAAAAGTTCTTAACAGCTTCCTTGCCTTGTGTTTCCAACATAACATCTATACATTCAAAGCTGCCAGTCTCATAATGGCTCGGATGATTAACATTGTCGTTTACCGGTTTTTCATTGACGCTAGGTGCAACATCTTTGAGTGGAGTAAAATTATCTTTCTCACCACCATTATTAACGCAACTCTTACATGGTTCTGTGCTAAATAGCAATGATTTGTTTATGCAATCAACGCAAAA